CTAACCCAGCACTACCATAGTATGATAGCACTGTTATAGCACCAGTATGAATAAAATAAACTTGCAGTAACACCTAGTCATCTTTGAATACATAGGCATTAATGCAATATATTATATTCAAAATGATCATGACTGCCCATGATCATTACGATGCTAGGAAAGTGATGTACTGTCTTATGACGGATTGTACACTTTGGTATACGGAGGCGAAGGTATCAATTTGATCTTGTCGTCCGTATAGAAATTGGGAATCCCATAGAGAACTGGAGGTCCCAAATACATAGAAAGGGAGAAGTCATCTGCAGCGGCAAAGTAACTAGTAAGTGTATGAGCTCTTGCGGATGTACCCTGTGCTGTAATGACGACCTTGTGCATAGGGAAGGTGATGGCGTCCGTGACATCACGGTCGTTGTCAGTCAAAGGGCCTGAGATATTCCGTGGATATGAGTTAAGAAAACGCCTATTCGTGTAGAAAGGAATTTCAACCTCTGCCACAGGATTACGCTGTGTGGCTGTTACAAACATACCCGCTTCCCCAGAAGGAAACGTTGTCGCTAGGTCTCTGCTAAGGTGTGATCCCTGATGTGATGCAGGTATACTCCATCCTGTTGCAGGCGTACCCTCTTGTGTCAAGGCTTTATGGGTCACTCGTGGTGGACCACCAAGACCTCTAGAAACGGTCAACGTGTAGGGGAATTGGCAATCACCATCAGCTTGTTCATTAACATGACTGGGTTGCGTATAGACATACTTCCAACGCACACCACCACGTCTGCAAAGGAAAGCGTTCGAATAAAAGGTAACGAAATTGCCCTTGCAAAAGTTTATAGCATAAGCTTTAACTTTTCCAAGAACAATAACACCATCGGTAATCATGTTAGGCCCCCATGCATACTTTCCTATACCAGGTGACTGTGGAAAGTCGGGTAAGACAAAAGAAATTACCGTAGATTCACCCTCGTCATCCCCTTCAGGTCGTGCTGGCAAAGAGTTGTAATAACAATAACGCTTCATCATTGTGCGTAATGAAACTATAGGGTCACCATAGAACACAGAGGATGTATTCGATTCCAACGTCTTAATTGGAGGTCCAATATGATAATGGTGTTTTAAATCTGCAAGTGGTGGATGAAGGACATCAAAGTCTTCCTCAAAACCAGAATGAGAAACAGCAACGCCAGTATCAATCTCTATATCAGTGCCTATCTGATCATCAGACGCGATAGGGGCGACATAGGGAGTGGCCTCAAATACGCCTGGATCTGGAGCGAGACTGTAGTTCTGCAACAAATTTTCACATGGATTAACAACTTCCAGGTCTGGACAACTGACAAAAACATTAATTTCGACATTGCCAACGTCAACAACTGTGTCTGCAGTTGTTCCAATAAGTCTATTTAGCACGTAAACACCAACTACGCCATTAGTATAAGTCCAATCAAATGCAGCGGGGTAATTAGTATTACCAGCATGCCATACAGCTCCCGCACTATAATCGGAAGCTGCGGGATTGGTAACTAACGGGAGATAGGACTTGTTAGATCCCCAGCCAATATCTATAGTAAAATCGCGCGTGGTAGCTAAATCCACTATACGGGAATACTGATCAGCATTAGGGAGCAAAGTAGCACTACCACCAGCACTTGGTTTGGGAGCATGTGGGTCCCATACTACACGGATTCTGCCCTTGTGAAACTGTGAAGCTACGAGCTGAAACCGGTAACGCATAGTCCCACGCCACGCTCCAAAAGGAACAGAAGCATACGCACAAGCCGTGAAATGGCACGGTGCTCGACCGGATGATGTACTGCCTGCAGAGGCAGCTTTACGAACCATCATGGGAGTAACGGCAATCTGAACGATAGCATGATTACTATCCTGGGTGGCAGTCCAGTTAACTGTTTTAAAATACGATTCTCTGGATGCGATAGAACGTATCGTCATTTCGTCTTGTGGGCCCAAACCCACAACACGTGGATCGATAGTAACTTCTTGCTTAGAATCAACAGTCAATTTGTATGAGGTATCACCCGCGTCAGTATTCGACAAGTTACCAAAATAAACAGGCTTATAAGGAACAATGTCTTGTACTATTGCTGGTCTTGAATAGCCAAACATAGAAGCTACGCGGCCCACAGCTCCAGCTATCATTGATGTTGCTCGCGCATATGGACCAATAACTGGAACTTTAGAAGCTGCATCTCCCGCAAGGGCTACGGTATTGGCAATTTTGCTGACTGGCCCAGTAGCATACTCATCTCCTGAATGCGACACGGCTACTTCACTGGATGGTGCAATGGGCTGATCATTCCAACCAGTTATAACCCAAGGCCAAAAAGGATATGGGTTGGTTGTCGTCCCGCCTGTAGTTATAGAGATGGGTTGTGTCGTAGGTAGCGTCAACTCAATATCTTCACACCAAGCAAAGATGCTGACATTACATTTAGGTGTTGATGTTGTTTGTATAGAACGTATTCTATTAAGAGGATACAGAAAAAGTACACCCAATTTCTCAACATCTTTATTACATAAGCTGATCCAATTGGTTGGCCACATGAAGGGTAACTCGAGTGTGCAGCCTTGAGAAACACTGGGGATAAGAAAACCGTGTTGTTTCTGACTATGTCTCACAATATCTTCATCATCCATGGCAACTTCACCTACATTATTACCTTTTTCACCACTGCCTACTGGATAATAGTTAGCGTAACCAGCAGTAGTGTCGACAGAAAACATAGGATGATAATAAACGATCTTGGATCCATAAACGAAGCCATTAGCATTGCAAACGACTTTCACTTTGAGTCTGGCACGCATCATCTTAAAGGTTTCAATTTTACTCCTGATAAGTGGATTACCAAAATATAAAGCCCAAGGATTGATGAAAGTAGCCCTCCCATTGTGTGAGGTTTTAGACCATTCATATGAATGGAGCAGAATAGGACGTTTGAAGAACTGAGCAAAAGAAGCATCTGAAGCACTCCCTACTGTACGTGAGGGGTCAACAGCTACTTGATAATTCATATCCATCTGTGGAGCAGAGTCAATGAATTCTACTGTTTGTACGGCGGTGTTGAGAGGCGCCCCCGAACAGTCCAGGGGAGCCTCCGCCTGAGGCTTAGCCTCGGAGGTATTAGAAGAACTAGTAGATATTTGTTAATTTAACCCAAATTGGCACTACTATTGGAAATGGGCGAGTCGAAACTGTTTGCGTGTCGTTGCACGCGCTAGTAAATACCAGCAGTTGCACATTTAAGTGCCCGTCCCAAGTTTTCGTGAGCATAGCCAATGGTTCGACACATAGACTATTTTTATCACTCATTATGCGAGAAACTCAGGGGACCGTTAACGCCACTCCGGGGCATAAGGTAGCTCAAAAAGACAAAGGCACACAAGAAGCAGCATCATAAGCAGCAACATTGTGTAAATATGAACGAGCTAAGTACATATCTTGGGGAAGGTCACGTGTACAACGGAAAAGTGGATACTTGGCACACAACTCTATGACCCAGGGCCTATGTTTACCCTGTGGATTGCGGTTGTTCTTACTCATAGACATACTAAACTGTGAATCTATCAAATCTAGATATTCTTGTCGGTACTTAAGAAGATGTTCATCCACCCAATCCTGGAAAGATCTGTCCAACTTGAGACGAGAAACATCCCATCCCTTAATATCGGCGACAATAATAAGATTTTCTTTAGCCATCTCAAAAGTATGACGGCCATGATAAAAGAAAGATCTCAATGCTTGTGTGAGATTAAATTGAATAACGGTCTCTGGATCCTCAGTCCCGACTAGTAGGCAGCACAATGATTTCATAATAGAATCCTTGGCTAAAGCACCTACATTGAGAAAGAGTTCCGGAATCAAAACCGTCTTTCTTTTCAAAAAGTCAACGTCAGCTTTATGGAAAAAGGTAATATTTTGCTTATCACTCTTATCAGGCGGAGTAAACTTAATACCATGGCTAAGCAAATACTGTTGCATTTGTTTAAAACAAAAACCATGTATCTTATTAGACACGGTACTAATTAGATCATCTCCATAAGTTGATAAAGAGACATATTTGCCGAAGCGTGGAATGGTATTGCGCTTACGACTTGACATAGAGGCATAGAAAGCACAACGGACAATCATGCTATTCACAATGGAATTGACGTATACGGTCAAATTATGACCGGAAGGATTAGAACCACAAAGCAAGATTATATCACCGTTCATATGAACTATTGGAAATGTTAACTCGGTAATCAAATTGTTCATTATGCGACGGTCACGCGTTGTGTAACCATCACAATTCTTAGAAATTTCAATCATTATTTTCAGAGCCAGAGAGGAAAGTTGTGATGGCATTCTCAAGTCGTACTTTGAGTAATCACCTGCCAGCACACGATCGTCTCCAAAACGAAATACATGAGCGTCCCATTGGTGCCATTCAGGACTCTCTGCAGAGATTCCAACAGCACATTCAGTTACGAAAGGGAAGCAGGAAAATATACGTGCTATAGGCAGAAAATACTTACGAACCAATAGGGATAAAGCCATTGGTGCGGCCTGAAAAATGCGCACTTTGGTCTTCTCCACAGGAGTTGGTTCGTCCTTAAGCGAAGCGTAAAATACAGCCATGATCCGTTCATTATTGTCCAACAAATTCTCACATCGCTCGACCTCTTCAAAGAACATCTTATCGAGAACCCGGGGGTGTTGGTAATCAATGAGAGTAACGTCGTTTGCGTCAGCTTTAAGAATGTAAGTAGTCTTGGGTTTATTAAGGGGGTATCCGACTGATGTCGTCATTACTAAAGCATCAATAAAACGAACGCCAGGAATCCCATTAACATTTTGCACATTATTTAAAGGAGCAACATCAGTATATGACCATTTAGGTATACCACGTATAACCTGTTGAAAATAGTCTTGATAAGCATATGACACATGTTCACAAGGTAATCCGACAGAAGCTCTAGCAGCAAAAGTCAGGTAGTCAACATTGAAAACATACTGTTTACCAAAATGTGGACCGCCCCATCGTTTGTCGAACCCAAACAAATCACGTATATTGTGGGCTATGGAGGTCTCCCTGCACTTGGATCTATACTTCATTGCATGCGCACCTTGACCAAGACAAGCACAACTCACCTCAGCCTCACCATTATCTTTAATAAAATTAATAGGGGATGAAGTGTGAATATCGTGTGAGGTGATAAGAGGCACATTATAGAGTTGCTCAGGCATATCAGACCATCCTGCATGTATAACAACTGTTCCCTCTTTGCCCAACTCTTCGATAGCTGAGTGGAGCATATCAGGTGTAACATGACATGCAAGGCACTTCACAAAATATGGCTCATAAGCGCCAGCGTGAAGTCCCAGAATAGAGGGCTGGGGATAGAATGCCACAAGTGGAGCACCACACAAGCCACCATAGCTT